GTTTAAGTTAACTGAGGCCAGTGATAGTAATAGCCGTGAGGCTATTTACATGAAATTACGCGGCGTCGAATTGGTTCGCCAATCGCTGCGTGCAATGGTAGATAACGGGGCTATTGAAATTAAAGCAAAATAGTCCATAATATGGAGTTAATGAGATGGCAGAAAACAGCAACCCACAAGGGACTGACCTGTACAGTGCTCAAAATGCAATCAAAGCCATGCTTGCGCCTGAAGAGGATAACGCTGCGGCAAATGATGCGCTTGAGGTCGAAACCACTGAAGTAGTGGAGGAGGCTGAAGCCTCTGAAGAGATGGAGGCAACTGAGGAAGTAGATAATTCAGTTGTCGAAGGATCTGAGGAGGAGCTCGAAGTTGAAGAAGATGCAGAAAGTTCGGAAGACGAATCCTTCGATATACTAGGGGCCATAGTAGAGGTCGATGGTGAAGAGATAACCGTTGAAGAGCTTAAGGCATCTAATCTAAGGCAGAGAGATTATACACGCAAGACTCAGGAATTGGCAGAACAGCGTAAAACGCTAGAAGTACAATACTCCGAAGTTGAGGGTGAACGTGCTCAATATGCTCAAATGTTGCCTGCTTTGCAGCAACGACTTGAGCAAAAGGATCAGGAGCCGGATTGGGATACCTTGTACGACACAGACCCCACGATGGCAGCGAAGGCAGAACGTCAGTGGCGGAAGCAACAAGATGAGCGTGAAGTTCAAATTGCAGCCGTCAAAGCCGAGCAACAAAGAGTTGAACAATTACAAGAGCAAAGAAAAGCTCAATTAAAGGCTCAATTTGTTTCTCAGCAACGCGAGATGCTTCCAGATGTTATACCCGAGTGGCGCGACCAAAAAATCGCGGCGAAGGAAGCAACCCAGACAAGGGACTTTTTACTTGGGGAAGGATTTACAGAGGAAGACATCGTAGGGTTAGTACATGCCTCGCTTGTGAAAATTGCAAGGAAAGCCATGCTATATGATCGAGGAGAAACGCGAGCTACTGCGGCAAAAGCTAAGCCACAAAAAGCACGCGCCAAGACATTAAAGAGCGGCTCCAAAGCTTCACAGCCAAGACCTAAAAACGAAGCACAAAAAGCGATTCAGAACGCAAAACAATCAGGTCGTGTCCAAGACGCGGCTCAAGCAATAAGAGCCTTACTATAGGAGATTTATAATGGCTATTGTAACAAATACATTTAGTTCTTTTGATGCCAAAGGTATCAGAGAAAGTTTAGCAGACATAATTTCGAGCATATCGCCCGAAGAGGTTCCATTTCAAAGTAACGTTGGATCAAAAAATGTATCCAATACTTATTTTGAGTGGCAGACCGACGCTTTGAGTGCAACATCTAAAACAGCCCAAATTGATGGGGATGACGTAGGATCTTTTGATTCTACATCTGCAACCACTCGAGTTGGTAACTATACGCACATTTTGCGTCGTACAACTATTGTCGCTGACAACCTAGCAGCGCAAGATTTAGCCGGCAGAAATGATGAGTTAAGTTATCAATTGGCTAAGCGCGGCAAGGAATTACGCCGTGATGTCGAGGCAGTTTTGACCGATAACAACGCGCAGGTTGCCGGCAATAGTTCAACCGCACGCGAAACCGCAGGTCTCGGCGCTTGGATTGCTACTAACGACAACTTTGGATCAGGTGGCGCATCACCAGCCGGTGACGGTAGTGACGCTCGTACAGATGGTACGCAAGCTGCATTTACCGAAACAAAGCTTAAAACTGCAATGCAGGCCGCATTTACATCAGGCGGCAACCCAAGCATTTTGATGGTAGGGCCGCACAATAAAACGGTTGTATCGGGATTTGCAGGTATTGCGGCTCAGCGTTATCAGGCTCCAAGTGATAGCCCGACAACAATTATCGGTACGGCTGACGTTTACATGTCAGATTTCGGAACGTTAAATGTGGTTTGTAACAGGTTTCAAAGAGATCGAGATGCTTTCATGCTAGACCCAGAGTATGCTTCTGTAGCTTACTTGCGTCCGATCCAACAGGTAGAACTTGCTAAAACCGGTGACGCCGAGAAACGCATGATTCTCTGCGAATTTGGCCTTGAAGTTCTTAATGAGGCTGCCCATGCAGGCTCATTTGACCTAGCAACATCATAATACATTTGGGGCGGCATTAGTCGCCCCATTTACTTGGAGTAAGAAATGAAACGATTATTCGATAAAGATCCACTTACTGGTATAACCAAATATTGGCATGTAACCGATAAGGGTGAGTATGTCGTTGAGACAAAGCAAGATGTCTCCGCAATCGTCGAGAGAAACAAAAACGAATACAAAGAGACGCCAAATAAATACAGAGACGTTAATAAGGTAGCGTCGTTACCTCTTACAGTGTACTATGAGCTCAAGCGCCAAGGGATTGCAGACGACCCAAAGGCAATGCGTAAGTGGCTAAACGACGGAGACCAAAAAGTGTTTAGGACAAGGGCAGGCACACTATGAGCATTACAACTTATACAGAGTTGAAAGCATCAATAGCCAATTGGTTAAACAGAGATGACTTAACAAGCGTAATACCTGATTTTATTTCCTTTGCTGAATCAGAGATGGATAGAAAAATAAGACATTGGCGTATGGAGATTAGAGCCAACGCAAGTATTGACACAAGGTATACTGGTTTGCCTGAAGATTTCTTAGAGAATGTTAGATTTCATTTAGATGTGGACGAAAGACCACTTGAGCTTGCTACACCTTTATTTTTGCAAAAGAAACGAAACCAAAATAATGACTCTACTGGGAGACCGCAGTATTATGCGTTGGTTTCAGGTTCTTTTGAAGTATGGCCAACTCCAGATACAAATTACTCTGGCCAAATATATTACTATGCTAAGACAGCAAAGCTTAGTGACTCAGTTGCAACGAATTGGATTTTAACACATTACCCAGACACTTATTTGTATGGGGCTTTGCTCCACACTGCCCCGTATTTAATTGATGATGCTAGACTTCCTACATGGGCAGGATTGTATCAAAATGCAATAAGTGGTATAAACAGCAACAATGACAAGGCTAAATATGGTGGCTCTGGTCTACGTATGCAAATTAACAGTTATTCATAGGAGAAAAAAATGGCAAGTTTAGGAAATAGAGTTTTTGATGCTGGATTAAGTGCTTTAGACACTGAGGCTAATAAAATTGTAGTTACTTCTCAGGAATCAACAACATATACTGAAGCAAACGCTACACACGCTTTAGGAAATTCTACATCCTTGTCTATTGCTGCACCAACAGATAGGTCTGGTGGCGGTAGAGAGGTCGTTGCAGCGGCAATTACAGATGGAAGCATCACAGGTACAGGGACCGCTACTCATTATGCGGTGATCGACACCACAAACAGCAGGCTTTTAGCCACAGGATCTTTGTCTTCCTCACAAAGTGTAACTTCTGGAAACACTTTTAATTTAGCGTCGTTTACAATTGGAATACCGGATCCAGCGTAACATGACGGAAAAAACAAATCATAATTTTACAGTAGTGCCAGATGAACATGCAGAAAAAATTAAAGAAAAAGGCATTACTGTTGATTTAAATCAAAAAAAAGACGCTGCAAAAGAAGTTACTGTAGATAAAGGTTAGCTATAATGGTTAAATTCGCAGATCGGGTTAAGGTAGCTACAGCCACAACTGGCACAGGAATTTTAAGCCTCGGTGCAGCACAAAGTGGTTTTCAAAATTTTGCAAGTGGCGGTATTTCTAACGGTGATGAAGTCCGTTTTGTAATAGAAGACGGATCAGCATTTGAAATATCTAGCGGTATTTATACTCATAGCGGCACAACTCTTTCTCGAGTGTTAAGTAGTAGCTCTACTGGCTCATTACTAAACTTATCAGGGTCAGCAATTGTTTTTATTAGCCCAAGCTCAGAAGATTTAACTTTATCTGGCGGCGCACATAATTTTACAGTTTTTACTGCAACAGCTAATCAAACATCTTTTAGCGTAAATTATGCCGTTGGAAATATTCTGGTATTCATGAATGGTGCAAAATTAGATGCAAGTTCATTTACAGCTTCATCTGGTTCTGCGGTTGTGCTTGGTTCTGGAGCTAATGTTGGAGATGTTGTAGAGGTTGTAGAATATGGCGGTGCTTCTGCTAATTATTCAACAACCGAATTTACAGCGACCGCAAACCAAACGGCTTTTTCTGGGACTTATAATATTAATAAATCAGAAGTTTACATGAATGGAATATTATTAAAGCCTACTACCGATTATTCTATAAGCGCATCTGCGGTTACTTTGGTTTCGGGTGCTGCGGTAGGGGATATTATTCAAGTTCAACAATATGCAATTTAGGATTGAGATATGAGTATAAACAGAAATTTAGCAAACTTTGCCACTAGCATAACTTCAGATGGTAAAGCATACATAACAATTACTGTTACTGTTGCGGCAGTTGGGGGTGGTAATCGTTATCATTTCGATGGCACTTCTCAGCAAATACTCTCTTTGTCCAAAGGCATAACTTATCGTTTTGACACAAGTAGCTCAAGTGTAAGTGGGCATCCTTTAAGGTTCAGTACAACGTCAAATGGTACGCATAACAGTGGCTCACAATTCACCACAGGAATTACAACTGTAGGATCAGCAGGTAGCGCAGGGAGTTATGTGCAAGTTACTTTAGAGCAAGACGCACCAGACCATCTCTATTCATATTGCCAATACCACGCAAATATGGGGGCTTTGGTTAAAAACGCGCCAATCGGTGATCCTAACTTTGCAAGTTTTGCAGGTACATTTACCTTTCCAACAAGTGATGGAAGTGCAAATCAAGTACTTAAGACAGATGGGTCTGGAACACTTAGTTTTGCCGCACAATCGGCAGGTTATGCAAATAGTGATGTAGACAGTCATCTAAACCAATCTAATCCTACAAGCGGATATGTTCTTTCTTGGAACGGATCAGATTATGCTTGGGTAAGTAATGCAGGTTATACCGACGCTAATGTGAACACGCATTTAAATGTTAGTGGTGCTTCATCCGGTCAAATCTTAGGCTGGAACGGATCAGATTATGCTTGGGTTGATGATCAAAGCGGATCAGGTGGGATTGCATCCGTAGCGGCTGACGCGACTCCGCAGCTTGGAGGTAATTTAGATGTTCAAACAAATAGTATTGTATCAACCTCAAATCGAGACATAGCGATAACTCCAAAATGGAACTGGTAAAGTTGTACTTGACGGGTTGTCTTATCCAACAGCAGATGGGTCAGCAAACCAAGTTTTAAAAACAGACGGATCAGGCAACTTAAGTTTTGCAGCCGATAACGCAGGTAGCTCTGGTCTAAGTCCTGTAAATACACATTCTAAAACATTAAGTTCTAATATTACGGTTGCAGCAACAGATAATGCAATGTCAGTAGGACCATTAACAGTAGCAAATGGAGTCACACTAACGATTTCATCAGGAGCGAGATACGTTGTAGTCTAATGAG